GCAACACCGCGAGCATACACTTTCTTCAGCGTGGATAAGGAAACGCCTGACTTCTTTGCCTTGGCAGCAAGACCGTCGGCTGCTTCGTTGACCATCTGTTCGATCTCTTCACCGTACATCGCTTTATATTTCTTTGTATGTACAGATTGCGGCATATCTTTTTTACGAGCCGCCTTGTCACCAGGCGCATCTTGATATGCACGTGGATCTCGATCAGAATACTTTTCCATCTTCTTCCAGTGAGATTCGCGTGCCTTGGCAGTCGAAGCGCTGAGTCCAGTATGATATGCCTCGAAAACATTATCGAGCTTATCGTTGACTTCTTTCTCTTCACGAAGATCTGCATCGAGTGTCCAAGCTCTGCCCTTGGCAATATAGCTGTTCACTCTTGAGAAAGAGAATTGTTCTTGCGTTGTTCTGCCGTCATCTTCCCACGCAAAAGAACCGCGCTCGAACACCTCTCTGAGGGTCGAGAACGGTATGCCGGTTCTTTCGGATTTTTTCATGAGGGTTGACGTTGCTACGTCTTCTGGAAGAACTGCGCTTAGGAGTCTCTTCAGCGTGATACCCATCGAGTTATTATTCTCGTTGAGGGCATCGATAGAGTCGTTGATAATGTCGACGAGTTGCATAGAAGTCTTATTATCAAGACTCTCTACGATTGTATTGAATTCTTCGTTGACTGGAGCAGTTGCATGCTGGATTTTTGATCCCGATTGGAATGAAGCGAGACGATTGACTTCTGCTTTACGAAGAGCAGGTAGGAGGCGCGCGGCTAATCTTCTGATCAGCTTGACCTTCTTATCGACTACCTTATCTACTTGAATCTTTTCAGATGTGGTGAGCTCAGTATAAGGTGTGCCTCTACGAGATGCAAACCTCATCTTGACAATATTTCTTGCTTTGACAATTGCTCGAGCCTTCAGCTTTTCGTCTGAGGCGAGTTTGTGTTGAGCAACTTCTTTGGCTCTCTGCATCTTCGGTTCTTTGGCTCTCAAGATGCGAGCTCTGCGTTGGCGCTGAACGAGTGTCAGTGCTTTCTTCTCAGCTAAAGTGTCAGTTAGGACTACGGTATCCTCGTTGTGCTGGCGATTGCCGAGACCTTTGAGCTGAGGACGGATCTCGATACCATCAAGTGGTTTGCCAGTTACAGACGTTCCGGTTGGCTTTTTTAACTGTTTTGTGTCGACCGGTTTCTTATTCTTATCTTCCATCAGAGTTTCCCTTGGGCTTATCTGTTAAACAAACGGGATTGCCGTAGCCTAACCGCAAATCTATTTATAACAAGGAAACTTTAACGGATCAACTAATCCAGTTTTTAAATCTGACAATGAATGATTCGTTCACACCCATGCCTTTGCGGACATCGTGATACAACTCGTCTTTATGTGCTTTGCTCATACCAGATGGAGCCATCTTATGGAATGATTCTTTATCTCCAGCGGTGACGTGCTTACGCATAGCAGTACCAGAAGCAGATTCAATTCCACCTCCACCTTCTTTGCGTTCGCCACCGACAGACTTTACTTTGATGCTCTTGAAGTTGTAATGGCCATGTTTATTCTCTGTGCCATTATACTGATGCAAAAGCTTATGAAATTCGTGTACACGATCAGAACCGACATGCATAGTCACATGTGTGTAACCAGCCTTATGCAGCTTTGACATCTGATGGAGCAGAGTCGGATGTTCCTTCGTCATCGCCTCGACGTGCGAACCTTTGACAGCACGAGAAAGATGCTTCACCTTCTGCTCAGGTGTCAAAGGATTCTTCTTGGCATCATGAGATCCTGTTGTCAGGATCTTATGATCGGCTCCTTCTTTCTTGGCCGCATCCATCACATGCTTGACGACCATTTCGTGGCCTGCATGAACAGGATTAAATCGTCCTTGTGTGATATGAATGGATTTCATTGAGCTTTAACCTTATTGAAATTGGCAGCCGAGAATTCAGCACGATCTACGATCTTAGTAGGACGGTTATGTCTAACTACTACGAATCCTTCAGGCTTCGACTTCTTGCCATTGATACTATGATCAAACTCGGCACTACTCGAAAGAGTCTTAGCCAACACATCCTTTGCTTTTTGCAGGTGCTTATGCTGGTTCAGAACGTTTTCGAAGTGAGCACGATTACGTTGAATGTGACCGATATCTGCTTCCATCGCAGCAGTCTTAGCTGCCTTCGATGCTGCCATCTTCACACCTTCAATCTTCTTCTGATGTGCCTTCATGTAGTGGTTCATGAAACCTTCTACGTTAGGCTTCGTACCAGTACGAACGGTATGATTGATGTAAGTCTTCAGAGGAAGTTCGTGACCTTTGATGGACTCATAGGTTTCAGGCTTTGCTTTTTTGTTATGGGCTGCAGCCGCAGTCATAGCCTTTGCAAAGCTTTCGCGATTCTGAGGAGTGTACTTAATGTTATCGAGATGATGTTCCGTTGAAATCAGATGCACGTCTTTGTGCAATCCAAAGTCATTCAGCTGAGCACCATGCTCGGCTTGCATATCCTCGAGGTTCTTACCATTATACTTAGTATGAATGGCTACACCAATCTTCGAGTTAAGAGCAGCCTTGCCATGTGCTGAATTTTTTGGAGCAGAGTAAGTGATGGTGTTAGGTGTAAAGTGTACACGACCATCAGACTCATGCACATCATCAGAAGTATGCATGATATCGCCTTGGAAAACACCTTTCTTTGGTGTCACCTTTGGCAGATGTTGTAATGCTGCTCGCAGCTTCGACACGAGGCCAGGAGCATGTCCATGGTTACGCTCGATATCTTCTTCGGTGTAATTGATCTTTGGGTTCTTGTTAAAGGCAGACTTCGATGCTACGAAGAAACGACCAGTTTCAGGATGACGACCGAATACCACAGAAGGAGAACCATCATACTTCATGGTGATTCTTGTGTCGTTCTTCTTGCCTGTCAACCTGTCATGCACATCTTTGAGATTGTGATAGGCATGAGAAAAGCCTTCATGCCCAGCATTAATCACGTGATCTTCGGCATGCTCAAGATGCTTCAGCTTAGTTTCGTCAAGCTCTTCTGCAAGGAAATTTCTAAAACTTGTCATCGTACTGTTTTTACCGATCCATCAGGATTTACAAAGAAGGCTTCGAACGTAATATCAGGAAACTCTTTCTTCAACGAAAGAAACGCCTGAAGATTGCTAGGAGCATCATCAAACAACCGAAGCTTTACGTAGTTCTTAGTATTTATATATTTGCGGAAGATGATCTTCTTGGCTTCAGCCGAAGAGTCGATCTTCAAGTTACCAGCTCGTTCGACATGGATATTATCGATAGGTAGACCATGATCTCTGAACGTCTGAAGGAAGATATCCTTGTTATCGAAGTCAGCTCGCGCTGTACAGATAATCACTCGACTATGAGGATTCTTTTTCGAGTTAGCAAAGATAGCTTTTGTTTTTGCAACCATACGAGTGATTGGCTTGGATGACCTACGAAATACCTCGGCGTTTGCAAACTCTCCGAAGTCGTAGGTTTCACCCTTCTTACGCTTGTAAGTGTTGAACTCTTGGTTGTCGAGCATTCTGACAAGGTTGCCGTCTTTTACAACGGCAACCTTTGCATACGTGTGAAACAATGTCTCATCAATATCGAATATCGTGAGGGTACCAGTACCAACAAACTCTTTAAATCTTTTCTTTATCATAGTTTACTCTACAATAGTTTCGATAAAATGTACATGTTTATTTTTATAATTTTACGTTTGGTTTGAGCACACCGCTCGTCAAACGATCGAGCATGATATCGCTCTTCTTAACCTTCTTGATGGCCATAACCTTACCAATATCTCGAGTAGAGTTTTTGATAAAGATGATCTGGTGGTTCTTGAAGTAGTTGTCATATGCACGCTGTGCAAAGTCTTCTTCGATACGCTTCAGCTCGTTAGGATATTTCCTACGAATGGCATCGAGAGCTGACTTGTTGACACCTTCACCACTAGCACCAACTTTCTTTTTCAGATCTAATAGATCCTTTACGATATCACTCAGATTGAATGTACCGCCGAGTTTAAAGTTTGTAGCATAGCCATTGGCAGTAACATCGACAGCCTTCACTTCGAATTCTCCGTTACTCGCTATTACGTCAACGCCGGCGGACGACCCACCGCCGAGATGAGCCGAGTTGACTAGAAAGTAAAGAGTCACTTCGCCAGGACCTACGCCCTTGAGATTGTAGTTGTGCATCTTCGACAGCATTACCGGATCTTCGCTGCGAAGCTTGTCAATCAGTCTATTGATCTTATTCATATCGATCGAATCAATCGTATCCTTTAGATCAAACTTGGGGAAGAAATGCATATTAAAGATATGCTGAATTTCTTTTTTGAAACGTGTGTCTTTAAAATCTGATGAAGACAGATTGAATGACGTAACGTGCAAAGCCCGTTTGATAAAGTTTTTATCCATAATTTATTCCTTATTCCTTTGTTTATTTATCAACAAGCAAAATTATCTTTGCTCGTATTGTCACGCTACAACGAAATGCAATAATTGTACATGCTAAAAACAAAAAAAATCGCTCCGAGTATCTCTACTGGAGCGATTTGTTAGAAATATTTATGGTGTTAGGCTGCGACAGCAAACCATTCAGGCACTGGACGTTTTGTCCATGCCATCTTGAATCGCTCTTGCTTCGTCTGATAGAACTTACGATAAGAGCCTACGATATCATTGTAGTCGATACACTCAGGATTAGCCTTCATCGCCAACGGCTGAGGAGTCTTGTAACCGACTGGAATGTTACGAGGCAATTGCTTCAAAGCTTCGCGAAGCAATGTATCAGTGCTATGAACCTTACCATAGCGATACGTGTACTCGGCACAGAGAGCGGCGAAGTGTACCCAATGCCAAGTGTAATTGTTATTACTTTGTGCAGTCCAAATCGTGCAAGGATGGTGCATATGCACTGCACGATAGAATGTATCTTCGCGCTCGTCAGGCAGAGTCCATGCCTTCGACATCGTCTTACCAGACTTTGAAGGCACACGTGTCTCTACGCCGTCGAGCATACGATGTACAGTCGAGAGCATTTGAGCACTCTCGACGATCATCTTCACGACATGCTTGTCACACTGTAATTGTGCTGCTTTGACAGGATCACTGTCAAGAATGAATAAATTCACGGCCACATTTCCTTATCGTTTAACATTTCATCGCGTTCCTCTGGAGTAATCTTATTGGTAAGGATACCATACACTGTAACTCCAATAATGAACACTATAAAAACGAAAAGATTCATATTCCAGCTTTCTTTACAAGATCTTTATATCCACGCCACGATGGATGGATATCATCAGGTTGAACATACGATGTAGCAATGATACGATCTCCGTAACTTACAGCGATGCTTTTCACTACGGCATTCACCTTAGGTTTACAAAAACCTTTGTTACAAGGAGGCATAATCCATACTACATTTCCTACCTTAATACGAGTTCTAATTATTGTCAACTCTTTTTTTGTATTCACGCCGGAATGATCGTTTGTTCCAAGACTAATCACGATTGTCTTGGCTTCAAGCGGAGTCTTACCCCACTTCTTATTCCACTGCCATGTGTTATATCCGCCCTTCGAATATGATACACATTCTTTCGGAGCAAACATTTTAGTACCAACGGCGATCGAGTCGCCCATAATTAAACATTCTAACATTATACTTGTATCCCTGTTACTTGTTTCAGATATTGTGTAGCAATCTGTGCACTCGTTTCAGTAGCACCGACGATAACAGTGTCAGAGATTACGACATTGTTATCAGGAGCTGACATCATCCATGGCATCATCGCAAATCCCTGAGGTCCCATACCAACTGTGCGGGGCTTCAACAGTTCGGTGACACCACCTTCTTGCTTGACGCGAGAGATGATTTCTTCGCCAGACATGAGCTTAATTGTATATACTTTATTCTGTTCCATTATCTTCTACCTTATGTACGTATTTAAATTTTTGCTCTTCTGACCACTCTTTCAAATAGTCATTATCCTCGTCGAATAAGCGAAGATACTCTGCATCATCAATCACGCGAGTAGAAGTGATCGTTTCGTCAAGATATAATTGACTGAACTCTTCAGCCTCTTTGAAAGTCACAATATCTTTGGCATCATCTGCGCTCTCGCATTCCACGACATATCGCATGCGAAAGAAGTCGATTGTCTCTACAAGATACTTAGGCACCTTCTTTGAGTCCCATTTTTACCAACTCATCGGGAGTGGAGTACCACTTGAGGAGAAGTTCGAGCGCGTCGATGTGCTTTTGGATCTCGGCATCATCAGCTTCCTGATCGCCCCAGACAAAAACCCAGTCGCCATTACCGAGGTTGCCCTTCAGAGCTTCCCACGTATTACGCAGTTGTTCGACCACGACGTGGTCTATAGTTTCCCAATTGAGTTCTACAGTGATTCCAGTAGACATTTTACTTTTCCTTTTCAACAATAATTGAACAACACTTACCACCAAATCCAAATGAATTGACAAGAACCTTCTTGACATCTGTCTCGATATTCTCTGTCACCACATCCATATCAGTGTCCTTACAACCAGCGGTATGAGGAATCACACCGTTCTGAATAGACAGTACACTGTAAATCGTTTCAAGTACACCTGCCGCAGCGAAGGTATGACCGATCTTGCCTTTATTCGAGTAAATCGGTGCATCCGTAAACTCGCGAACCACGTTGTATTCTGAAATATCTCCGAGCGGCGTGCTCGTACCGTGCGAGTTGACTGAGTCAACACCTTCAAGATCCAGTTTTTCAAGGCATGCTCTTGCTCCTGTGCCAGAAGGAGAAGTAGGATCCAGCGCATCTGAAGCGTTAGCAACTCCAGTAATGCGAGCATAGACTTTCGAGCCCATCGCCTCGGCCTTTTCTCTCGACTGAAGGATGATACAACCTGCGCCTTCGCCCATA